CTCGTCGCGTTCCTCTTGGCGCTGGCTTTGCCACGCGGAGGGCGAGCGATACCAGCTCCACGCCGTGTCGGCCTGGCGCCGCGAAGCATCCGCCTGGCGCTGCGCATCGCCTAGCGCAACTTGAGTGCTCGACAGCCGCTCTTGCGCCTCGCGCTGCATTTGGGCGTATTCGCGCCGCTGACGGGCTTTGGCTTCATCGTCGGCCTTGCGCTTGGCTTCTTTTTCCTCGCGTTCCTGGGCCGCCTCTTGGGCCTTTTTCTGCGCTTCCAATAATTCCTTGCGCGTGCGGGTGGCGTTTTCGACCGCGGCGCCGGCGGTGGCCAGTTTGGCGGCCATGGTCAGCTCCGCCTGCTTGACCGCTTCGCCGGAAGCGTCAAGGTTGGCCTGCGCGGCCACGCGCGCGTTGGCGGCGTCGGCCAGCGTCTTTTCGGCGATGGTAAGATTCTGCAGGGTGTGCTTGTGTTCTTCTTCGAGGTTGGTGACGTCGCGAGTGAAGGCCTCATCCTCTTTGGCCTGCGCAAGCGCAATCTTGGCCGCTTCTTCGTTGGCGGTGGCAGCCTCGAGGCGGATGCGGTTTTGGTATTCCTCGTCGCGGGCGCGCTGCGCGGCGGCCTCGGCCTCGCGCTGGACGGCCTCGAGCTCGGCTTGCGCGATCTTGACGTCCCAATCGGCGCCGACCACGGCCGAGGCGTCGCGGTTGCCGGCGGCATTCATGGCGACGGCTTTGTCTCGGCGCATGCCGGCGATGGCGGCATCGTCGCCGGCCTTGGCGGTGGCGTCCTTGGCCTTGGCCACTTTGAGGTAGGCGGTGGCCAGCGCCTCGAACGCTTTGGTGGCGCGCTCGGCTTCGGTGGTGGCCTTTTTGAGCGCGGCGTCGCCAATGTCGAAGAGGTGCTGTTTGAGGCGCTGCAGCACGGCCGACATGTCGTCGGCGCGAAGCTGGACAAAGTGCAGCCATTGGTTGTAAGCCTTTTGGATGGCGCCGGTGAGCAGATTGACGCCGGCCTGCACGCCGGCCAGCACCATGCCGACCGGCCCCATGGCGACAAAGGCGCCGTAGACGCCGCGCGCGCTCGAGGCCAGCTTGCCCATCCTGCCGGACAGTTCGGAGGCGGTGCCGCCCAAAGCGCCAAAAGTGCCGGCCAGGCCTTTGGCGCCGGTGGCCACGCCTTGGGCCATTGTTTTGAAGCCGGCCGAGACCTCGTTTTTGAGTTTGGCCCAGAAAGTGATTTTGACGTTATTGTCGGATTCGGCCATTACTTTTTACCTCGATTCCTAATTTCCTCGCGGGCGCGGACGTAGTCGCCCATCGCCTGATGCACTTCTTGGTCGGCGTTGTATTGCCCGTCCTGCAGCCGGGACGCCAGAATAATCGCCTGGATCTCGCTTGCCGTCATCCGCTTGGCCTCATCGAGCGTGAGCGGCAGACGGCGAGCCTTGAGGCCTACCATCATCATCAAAACGGGCGACTCCACCTCGCCGCCGAACGGCTGCGCGGTATCGCCATCCCGCGGGGGCGGGAGCTCGCCCGCCGTCCAATCAGCGCCATGGAGCAGATAGTCGATGGCGTCGGCCAAGGTCGACTCGGGGAGCCCCAGGAGATGCTTGCGGGCGAAGGCGAAGATCTTGCGGATGGCGCGCGGGGCGCTCGAATGGGCCGGCAGCTTCTCCCACGGCCGCGAGAGCGCGTAAGCGTGCGCCAGGCGGAAGAGCCGGTTATCGTTGAGATCCAGATATTCGCCGATCCACTCCAGCCACAGTTCGTGGCCGATGGTGGGTTCCTGCAGCGTGAAGCCGGGGAAGGCCAAGGCGCGCGGCGCGTGGACGGCCGGGAAGGGCTTTTTGGCCAGCTTGACCTTGATCGCGAGAGCATTGAGGCGGATGATGTCGGCAGGGGTAAACTCCACCCCCTGCGACACCATCGCTTTATAGTCCTTGAGAAAGAGGTCGCTGACCATCGCTTATCAGGTTCCCTGCTGCGAGGCTGTGTTGCCGTTGCTATTTTGCGACGCCGACACGAGCGTCTTGACGAGCGGCTTCGAAAGCGTGCACGTCCACTCGGGCATGTCGCTATCGGGATCGTTGCCGGTGAGCGGCGACGAAATATCCCAGCCGGTCTTGGCCGCCACGGTAGGCACGGTGGTGGAGTACTGGCCGATCGTGAGCTGTACGGTGATTTTGCCAAGTATCACGTCCGACGCTTGCGGCAGGCTGTTCACGTCGTGAGTTTTGACAGTGCAGGCGAAATCGGCCGCGCACTTGGTAAGTTCGCACCCCGCGCCGCTCAGGGTGGCGCAGTCGACGATCAGCTCGGCGATCTCGTCGGGGCTCACGTCGATATCCGGTAGCGCGAAGGTGTTCATGGTTTGGGTGGTGGCGCTCGCCTCCACCTCCTTGGTGGTGGCGGTGAGCACCGGTTCGCCGCCGGCCGACTTTTCGTAGTGGATCGACTCGAGCGCGTAGGCGTGGCCGTCGACCGTCGAGATCGAGCCGAGCTTGAGGCCCTCGTAGGTGTGGGCGGCCTTGATGGTGTACTCGTTTGACGGCGAGGCCCTGACGCCAAAGGGCTTGGTGGCGGCGATGTTGCCGTGCGCGCCCAACTTCTCGAGGTACTGCCCCGAGGTATTGACGTTGGCGCTCTTGCAGATCACCTTGTTGGCGACCGCGAGGCCAGCGTAGTCCTGTTTGCTATCCCAGCTCATGGATTATTCCTTTCGTTCGTTGTTGGATGGGTTTGTGGTGACCGGCACCACGACACCGCGCAGTACCAAGGAGAAGCCGATCTGCCAGGTACGGTTGGCCTGGTTGTAGTTGCCGTCGCCGCCGTCGAGGCGCGCGCCCAGAATGCTGAAGCCGTCAGGCGCGACGTCGCGCTTGAGATCCGGGAGCGACAGTTGCCAGGTGCGCAGCAGGGAGTTGACGGGATCGATAAGCCCGGCAAGCTCGGCGCCGGTGGGCGAGCGCTCCAGGCGTACGGCCATCGCGAGCTTGACGGTGCATTCGGCCTTGGGCGAGGAGTAGGCATCGTATTTGAGGAGCGACGCCTTGGCCACCAATACGGCGGTGGCCTCGGCCGCTTCCAGGCCTACGGTCTCGCCCGGCGGCACGTCTTGCCAAAAACCGTGGATATCGAGGCCCGGGAGGTTGAGGTTGGCGATGGCGCTGATGACCGCCGCTTCGATGTTCTTCTCGATCATTGGGCGGCCTCCGATTGGGCGGGGACGGGCGCCGCGGACGCGGCGCCAACGGAACCGGGGGCGGCGATGAACGCCTCGCAGATCTGTTTGACGACGGCGGCGGCGTTGGCGGTGGAGTTGGTGCCGGTCATGAAGATCTCGAGTTCGTGGGTCTTGGTGGCGGGCGACAGCCAGGCCGTATCCTCGCTATAGCGAGCCATGAAGCTCTCGATCGCCTCGGGTAGGATGGTGATGCGGGCCGAGCCGATCGCCACCGTCTCGGTGGCGGCGTTGGCGTACATCCCCTTGACGTCGGCGGCCTTGGCCTTGGGCGCGCTATGGCACCCGCAGCAGGCGAGGGCGAGGACGACGAGGCCGGCCAAGATGGCGACGTGTGTCGAGTCGAGGTCGCCCTGCTGGAATTTGCGGATGATCCATTTGGTCATGATTGCACCTCCTTTTGTGCTTTGTTCCAGGCAATGCCGCCGAAAAGCCGCAGCGCCGCGTATTCGACGCGCGCCTTCCAGGCGGGGATCCCCAGCATGATTTGCATGTCACGGTAGATTTGGTCGGCGGCCTTGCGCGCGACCGGCTGCTTGCTGTAAAGGTAATCGTGCGCCAGGGCGGCGATGATGCGGGGCGAATCGTAAGGCGAGCCGCAGAGCCGCCAGAGCGCGCGCGGGATCGAGGCGCCGTCAAAGAGGAAGCCTTGCGGCACGGTGAAGTCCAGCGCGGGCGAGCGCACCGTCCAGTCGGCGGCGAGCTCGTAGAGATTGATGTCGCCCACCGGCATGAGGGTGGGGCGCGCGAAAATATAGGTACTGCCTGCCATTTTAGTTACCTCCGATGAAGTGGTGGAAGAGTAAAGTCAACACCGAGCCGATGGCCGAGCCGATGGCCGAGATCGCCGCGACAAAGCCGCCGCGACGGGCCTCTTTAAGCTCCAATACGCGCAGCCGCCGCTCGTGATCCTTGTGGTGGTTTTTCATCTCTTCGTCCATCCGCTTGGTGCGCTCGTCGATGCGCACCACGCGCTCGCCGATTTCGCCGAGCTTGTGGAAGATCTCCGTGTCGCTTTCGGCCATTACTCGGCACCTCCGGCCGCGCGCGCGAGCACTTCTTTCACGGCCGCCTCGCCGTAGACCGACTTGGCCCAGGCGATGCCCGCCTGGAAGGCGGCGTCATCCTCGCGCAGCTCCTGCGCCATGACGAAATCCTCGTAGATGTCGGCGGCCTGGAGCGCGGCCTTGACCGTCGCCCATTTGTCGCCGCAAGCGCGCTTGATGGCGAGCGGCGTCCAGACGCGCGCGGATTCGCGGGGGATTTCCACCTGCTTGTAAATGCAGATGCATTTGCCGTCGATGTTTTCCCAATGGTCGACGGCGATCTGGTGCTCGTCGTCGATGGGCGCGGGGCAGATGTCGACGATCGGATAGTAGCCGCTCGCGGTTTTGTCGGGCGCGAAACGCACCGCGCCGTCGATGGCGACGCCGCGCTTCCAGTCGGTGGCCGTCGCCGCATGGATGGCGAGCGCGGCCGTAATCAGTATCGCGATTTTCTTCATTTGGTTCCTTGGGTTTGGGGTGTTAGGTTAGACAGAAACTCTTGCCCATCATGCGGATGGTCGCCGCGCACGGGTAGCTCATGTTGGGATTGTCCAGTTGCGAGAGGATATTGCGCGATGCCGTAAACACTACCCGCAGCCGCCGCGCCGGATCGTCCCGGAAGTAGAACTGGATGATGGCGTACGGCGAACGCCTCCCGTCCGGCTCCGGGTGTTGCGAAATCCGACGCTCCGTGCGCGTCAGCACGATCGGCCGGTTGAGTACTTCCGGCATTTTCGCTTTTTCTCCATCCAATACTCCGGGAATGCCGAGCGTCGCGAATGGCCTTATATCTGGCGAGGATGTCATGATGGGTTGCCTCCAGTTTCATAACCACGGCGAGGTTGTGGGTCTGGGCGTGGCGCATTACGCCTTTGGCGCTCGCGACCGAGCCGAGCAGGGAGAGCAGTTGCGCCTCGCCGAACTCCGCCCCTTCGTGTTCCAATACCCGCCGGATGCCGGCGACGCGGCGGCGGATGCGCTTGGCGGTGGACTTGCGGAGCAGGATTTTTTCGGGGAATACCCGATAGCCCAAGAAGTCGAGCCCGTCCTTGGTGCGCGCGGTGACGCGCCGCGAAAATTCGAGCCCCAATTCATCGCGCACGAATGCGCCCACGCACAGATCGCGCCAGCGCAGCTCCGGGCGGTCGCTCCCGAAAATCGGGAAGTCGTCGCAGTATCTCACGTAGCCCCTCACGCCCAGCCGCTCCTTGACGAAGTGGTCGAGCCCGTTCATGTAGATATTGCCGAACCATTGGCTCGTAAGGTTGCCGATGGGGCAGCCCTGGCCACTCTCGCCGAAGCTGTCGATGATGTCGAAGATAATGTCGAGCACCTTGGCGCACTTGATGTCGTGCTCGATGGCGCGCTTGAGGCGGTCGTGCCAGATCGAGTGGTAGAAGCCGCGGATGTCGTATTTGACGTAGTGGGTGTGGGTGCGCACGAATTGGGCGGCGCGGTTTACCGCGCGGTGCGCGCCCTTGCCGACGCGGCAGGCGTACGAGTCGTAGATGAATTTGGGCTCCCATACCCGCGGCGCGATGATGTCGACGATGGCATGCTGCACGATGCGGTCGGGAAAAAAGGGCAGAATGTGGATCTCGCGCTCTTTGGGCTCGTAGATCCTCATGCTGCGGTATTCGGCGGTATGGAAGCGCCCGGTGACGAGCAGATCGCGCACGGCGCTCACGGTATCGTCGAAATTGTCGAGGCAATGCCGCACCGAGTCGCGGCACTTCACGTTGCGCGCGGCGTTGTAGAGTGCGAGCGCGATATTGTCGCGATCGGTGATTAGCCGCCAGAGATAGTCGCCGTGCCGTTTCATGCCGCCAGGTTAAAAATGCGCGCGCGGATTTTCGGCGTCCCTACTAGGCCGAGCGCGCCTCCGTTTGCGTGTTTCGCCAGCCTTTGGGCCTGACGGGGTGGGAAGTTCAGCCGGAGTATGCTCGTAAAGCATCTTCGTATCGAACCGCGGCCGCCGATGTTCACGTTCACGTTAGACCGGGAATTGTTCGCATTGCGGTAAAGCGGGCCGACAGCCGAGACCGTACTAGTAGTCCAATTACCGCCAGCGTTGACCGCCGCTAACAACTTCTCACCTAAATTCGCCATCGTTTTCGTTTTGCGTTTTCCGTTTTGCGGTTTGCGTGCTCCGTTTTACGGTTCCTTGTACGTGCAAGTACTCCGGCTCGAACCGCGGCCGCCGAGGCTCACGCTCACGCTAGACCGCGAATTGCGCGCAACGCGGCAAAGCGGGCCGACAGCCGAGTCCGTACCAGGAGTCCAATTACCGCCAGCGCCGACCGCCCGATATTGGCTCATATAGAAGTTGGAGCCGAAGGAATTGTTGCCGCCGTCATACGCGACCGTAGGATAGGAGCTATTATCCCATGAGCCGCCGTTGGTGGCGTGAGTGTCGCGCAGCCATTGGGCCTGGAGACCGCACATTTCTTCGCAGCCGACGGCAGAGATCATTGGGTAGCCGGCGGTATCGTTGTGGCCGCCGGTCGTGTCGGGGTTGGGTTGGGCCTCGCCCGCGACCTTGGTGCCGACGTTGGAGCCGAGCGAGGCGAACCAAAACTCCTCCTCGTTGAGCAGCAGCTTGCCGACGTTGCCGTAGCCGGTCATAAACGCGATTTGCGACTTGGTGTGGGTGCGAGGGCCACCGAATTTGGACTCGGGCGCGTAGATGGAGCCCGAGCCGTTGTAGATGTCGACCCAGGTATCGACTTCGCGCAAGTAGACCATGCCGGTGGGGTCTGGGCAGGATGGGCGGAAGTTGAGTGCCCAGACCGACTTGGGCAGGATGTCGCCCGCCGTCCAGCCGGCGAGCGGGTGGAGGGCGCCGGCGAAGACGCTCGATGGCGCCATGGCGAGCGAGGCGGAGACGGAGCGGCAGATGGTGTGGAAGCCGCCGATCGGCCGCGCGGCCGCCAGGGTGGCGTTGGTGGAGACGACGATGTTGGTGGCGGTGGTAAGATGCACGAAGTAATCGGTGCCGGGGGTGATGGACTCGCCCGCGGCGAGCGCGTCGGCCACGGTGACGGTTTGCGCGGCCGGGAGGTAGACTTGGGCGCCGGCGACCATGAGGCGGATGTCGCCCAGGATGGTGACGGCGGTTTTGGAGGTGTAGCTGACGATGGGGGTGGCGATGGGGTAGAGGTCGTGCGTGTAGGAGCCCGGGAAGTCGGAGGGGGGCGAGACGGCGGCCACGGCCTCGGCGAAGTCGGTGATGTCGGAGGCGGTGTGGGTGTGGTTGGTGGCCGCCTTGCCCGCGAGCGCTGCGGCGGTGGCTTGTGCGAGCTCGTTGGTGGCGGCAGTGATGGCGGTGGTAGTTTGGCTGCGGGTGTAGTAGTTTGTGAGGCTCTGGTGCTCGGTGAGATACCCCCGGTTGCTGATCGCCGTGTCGAGCGTATTGGTGGCGAGATCGAGGTCGGAGAGGAAAGCGACGTATTTGGTGTCCATGCCGTCTTGGCGGGAAATACGGCTTCCTAGAGAGCCGTCGAAAGACCACTTGCCGCAAATTGTCACGTATGCGCCCTCGAGATCTTCTAGCGCCACAAGAACCGGATAGAACTTCCCTACGGTGAGGTTATTCACGACCAGCATTCCATCCAGCGTCTGGTCGCCCGTGTTGCCGAGCTTGCCCGACAGCGCCTGCGCCACCTGCCCAGTAGTCGCATACACGCCCAAATCCGGCGTCCCGGATATTTCCGAATACGCATAGCTCGGCTTCGTCGCGGCCTTGGCCCAGGATGACACGGTCGGATCCGTCTCGGTTTGTACCGCCGTCATCGCGCGATTGGAGACGGTGGCGTAATCGTCGGGCGTGGCGTTGGCGACGGCGGTATCGACCTCGCCCTTGGTGTAGTAGTTGGCGAGGCTTTGGTGCTCGGTTAGATACCCGGCGTCGTTGGTGAAGGCGCTCACGTTGGTGGGCGTGCCCGCGATCTCGCCGTAGCTGTAGCCGGGCTTGCTCTCGGACTTGGCCCAACTTGGCACCGTCGGATCGAGCTCGGTTTGCACCGCACTCATCGCCCGGTTCGACACGCTCGCGTAATCGGCCGGCGTCGCGTTGGCGATCTGCGTCTCGAGGTTAGACTTGACTGCGGCGAGGTCGTTGGTGGACGCGAGCGGAGCAACGGCCGAGGCGAGCTCGTTGGAGACGGCCGCGCGCGTCTCGACCTCGCGCAGATCCTCATACTCGAGCGTGGTGGTGACGGCGAAAAGCAACGCGAAGATTATCATGCCTGTACCTCCTGATACTCGCCATTGACGAGAATGTAGTCGCCTGTCCAGTCGGCCGCGTAGCTGCGCAGGCGCTCGTTGTAGGCGATCGTCTGTTTGGCGTAATGCTGCACGCCATCCACTATCACCGTCTTGAGATAGATATCGTCGCCCTTGCGCGCGAACGACCTGGTGGTGTCGCCCTCGGGGGTGGCGGAGGAACTGGCGGCAACGTCGAAATCGCGGATGGCAAACACCACCGCGCCGCTCGCGGTGGTGACCGAAATGCGCAGGCCGCGGCCGATGTGGCCATAGCTCGAGAAGTGAGCGGCGGGGAAGGTAACGCCCCAGACGCCGTCGGCGAGCCTGGCGGCCTCGGCGGTCATGGACTCGCCGTCGGCGTTGACGAGGGTGGCCGATACCGCCGCGACATCATCGCCGGCAAGAGCGGCAGGGACGCCGCGGATCTCGAGCGCGAGCGCCGAGCCGGCGAAATGTTGCAGCGAGGGGACGCGCACGCCGCTCCCGGCGGCGAGCTGCATGGATACGTCGATTAGCATTGGCGAGCCTCCAAATAATAGACGGCGGAATTTTGGGCCTGGACTTTGGCGACGGCGAAAACGAGCGCGAGGTAGATCGGCCCGGCGGCGATGGTCAGCCGATCGCCGACGCGCGGGGGGTTCTTGGGGTCGTTCCAGCCGCCGTCGCCGGCTATGGGGATGGCGACATCGAGGCGGATGCGATCGGCGGCGACGGTGTCGTCGACGAGGGGGTCGTCTTGCGTCTGCCCGATTTTTGCCACGAAGCGGCCGATCGCGGTATCGCCGCGGCTCACGTCGACGAGCCAGCGGTAGAAGGGGCGCTGCGCGGCGGGGTTGTGGAAGATGTCAGCGTTCATAGCGGCAGGGGGTGGAGTAGTTGCGCTCCATGAATTCGAGGAATTCCGGGCAGTTGAACACGCCGTCGCCGATCGAGAAGGCGGGCGGCATGGCGGCGGTGTAGGGGCTGTCGGTGGCGATGTAGACCTTGAGGCCGGGCGGCGCCACTTTGGCGAGAGTGCAAAGCGCGTGGTGCAGCCAAGCGCGCGCCTGGGGCGACGAGTCGACGCAGAAAAGGATGGCCGGATTCTCCACCGGGGAAGGAGCAGCTACCTCGCACGGAGAATCCGGCCAAGGCACCATATCGGCCAAATGGGGCGGCGGGTAGACGCCGCTCAATTTGTCGCCGGAGGCGTAGTGCACGATATGGGCCGGGCCTCCGACGTAATGCCGGGGCATGGTATTGAAGGCCTGTGGGAGGGGGGAAGTCTCGAAGAAGGCGTTGATGATATCCTGATCGATGCAGGATAGGCGGTGCTGCACGCACAGATCCATCCAACGGGGCAGGTCATCCGCGAGGTGCGGATGATTGGCGCGGATTTTGGGGAGGTTCATGACCATGACGCCAGAGTTGTAGTAGCTCATGGTGTCGGCAGCGGGGTTGAGCGTCTTGATGAGCCCCTGGCGGCGTGCGCCGAATTGGGGGTTATCGGTCATCATCGCGACCTCGCCCGGGAAGTCATACGCCAGGGCCTCGATGAATTTGGGCGAGCGGAATTCCACGTCGATGTCGCAATAGAGGAGCTTGGCGGTGTCGGCGAATTCGGGGAGCAGGGGCGCGGCGAGGCGGAATACCTGGAGCGGCGTGGCCGGCTTGCCGTGCCAGGTGGTGCCGGAGACGCGAGATAAGCCAAACTCGCGAATGGCGGCGTTGGCGTCGATAAAGCGGTAATCGAGCGGCGGCAGGATGCGCGGCAGGGTGAACTGCGACTCCATCTTGAGGTCGGGCAGCATCACCGGCGTCACCGCTTCGCGCGCGGCGCGGGCCGCCATGAAGAGGCAGGTGGGCTCGTAGCCAAAGCGGCCAAGGCCGAGGCGTTCGCCGAGCGCCAGGAGCTCCTTGACCTTGGGGACGTCGCGCCGCGAAAGGTGGGTATTGCGGTGGCCCGACCAGTTGCGCGGCTCGAGCCCGGCCGCCTCGAGCAGCTTGCGCGTGCGGATAAGCGACTTTTGGTAGGCGGTGGGCTCGCGGCGATAGTCGTTGGCGCGCGGGAGGAGCTCGGCTTTGAAATAAAAGGGGTAATCGTCGAGGTCGCAGGGCCTGGCGAGGAAGTGGTCGTCGGAGGAGTAGAGCACCTCGTCGGCCACGAGGTAGTTGCCGGCGGCGTCCTTGGCCTCGAAAGCCGCCATGATGGCGGCGAGGATATTGTGGTGTTTGTAGCCGTCGGAGCGGTCGAGGACGGGAATCCTTACGACCGCATCCGACAGCCAGGCGGGCGGGTAGCCCGCCACGATGACCCGGCCAATGCCCTTGGCGTATTGCGCAAGGGAGCGGAGCGACCAGCGAAGCTCGATATCATCGTGCAGAGAGTCGCGTCCGACTATATACAGCACATCCATTGGCCGGGATCCTTAAGGCTTAGGCCTGCGAACTTCCGGCCGGCGCGGGCGCGACGACGGTGGCCTCAGTGTCGACGATCGCGTTGGTGGCGATGATCGGGATGCCGTCGATGTCCGTCGGAGTAGGCGCGTACTGCGTAACGTCCACACCCTTCTTGGAGGTGAAGGCGAGCGTGCGCGACTTGCGGAGCATCTTGCGGGCGTTGTAGCTCATGAAGATGGCATCAGGCCGCTGGCCGTCGTTGGCCTGCGCGTAGGCCTCGATGCAGTCGGTCAGCATGTCGTCGGTGAGGCCGGTCGTCGCGGTGACGTTGCAGAGGCGGGCGAGCGCGTTCTTGTTCGCCACGTGCAGACCCGCCCAGCTGGTGAGGTCGCCGATGTAGCCGGGCTCCACGCCGGTCACGGTGCCATCCTTCTTGATGAGGATGTCGCCCTTACGGAACTCGAGATCGGTCGCGGAGAGGATCTTGGAGTTGGCGCTGAAGGCGAGGCCGACCTTCGTCTTGAAGCCGTTGCCCACGAACCAGACGGACGTGTTGGCGTCGGCGGTGCCGTTGCCGGCGCGCGTGACCATGCGGGCGTCGACAAGGTCGATGGCGCCGTCGAAGCCCTTGACGTCGCCCTTGCCGGAATCAGGGCCGTACCAGATCTGCTTGGCCAGCGTCTTGCACGCGGAAGTCAGCGTGGCCTGGGCCTCGTCGACTTCCTGTTCTTCCACCGTCATCAGCGGATTGGCGAGCGCCTCCGCCTCCGAAACCTCGACGCGGCCGGATAGCAGCTTGAGGTCTACGGTGCGCTTGGTGAAGCCAGAGCGCGAGGAGCTCACGGGGTCGCCGATGTCGCGGAACGCGGTGGTGGGGAGCGAAGTGCGGGCGAGGGTGGAGAGCGTGGTGCCGGGCACGGTGCCCGCGTCGAAGAAGTCGACCTCGGGCACAGCCTTGGCCACTTCTTCGACGATACCCTTGGTGACGTCGACCTGGCCGGCGTTCGTCACCAAATCAATTATCTTTGCCATTTTGAGAGTTTCCTTTCTTAGGAGTTGTGTTTGGCCTGGAGCGCGGCGATGGCGAGCTCGCGGCCGGAAAGACCGGCGAACTGGTCGCCGGCGGGTTTGAGCGCGAGGCCGACCTGCTCGCGATAACGCTTCTCGGACTGTTCCAGGGCTGCTTGCTTGGCGGCAAGTTCCGCGGAATCGTTGGCGATTTTGGCCTTGAGCTGCTCGACCTCGGTTTTGAGCGGGTCAAGGGCTGCGAGGGCCTGGTCGCGGTCGGCGGTGAGGGTGGCGATTTTGGCCTTGAGCTGCTCGACCTCGGTTTTGAGCGGGTCAAGGGCTGCGAGGGCCTGGTCGCGGTCGGTGGTGAGAGCGGCGATTTCCCTATCTTTGGCGGCCTGCATGCCGCTCACCCGGGCGGAGTCGATCTGGTCGATGAGGCCGGTGCGGGTCAAAAACTCCACCACCGACTTGGGGTTTTTCTCAAGCGTCTCGAGGATTTGCGGGTGCTCGTCGAACATCCGTTCGGCTTCCTCGGCAAGGGTGTTGGTCGAGAAGATGCCGTCGGTGGCGGCGGGGGTGTCGGTGAAGTCGGTGCCGTGGAGCTTGCCCAAAACGGCGTAGACCTTGCCGTCGGCGGAATTGGCCCACCATGCCTGCTCGAGCTCGTTGAGTTTGGCGCGGTACTCCTTGATGGTGGCATCGGGATGTTCTTTGTTCCAGGCCGCCATGGGTTCGTCGACCTCCTTCTTGTAGAAGTGATTGTTGCCGTCGGCATCCTTGACCTTCCAGTCGGCGTAGGTGAACACGATGGACTGGCCGAACTGGCCCGGATCTTCCTTGGCGGTCTCGATCACATGCCGCGCAATGTCACCCTGAGGCGCGGCATGCGCGGAAGCGAGGATGGCGATGTCGGCGATAACACCGGCGGCCTTGACGGTTTCGCCATCGACCGTGCGATCGAAATCGACCACGCGGAAGTTTTTGGCACGGCCAAGTTCGGTGCCGATGGCATCCGAGCACATTGCGGGGTGTCCGTAGCGAACCTTGAGGCCGACATCCGGATTTTGATTTCCTTGAGTGGCGACGGCTTCGCAGAATTCGCGATCGAGCCAGACGCCGTGGCCTTTGGCTTCGCCTTCGAGGGTGATCTGCACATCATGGAGTATCTCTCCTTTTTCATCGATTTGGCCGAGGCGCTGCGACCCCAGCTGGTTGCCGGAAAAAGTAGCGCGCAGGCGCGACTTGAGCGGCTTGAATTTGAGTTTAGTCATTTTGGTTTTCCTTGTGGGGGTCGTTGTTTTCCTTTTCGGAATCGTTATTGTCGGATTCTTTATTGCCGGCGTCTGCGACTTGGCCGGAAACGGTGACGGCGGGCTCGTAGACGATACCATCCTCGCGGGCGTCGGCCGCCTCCTGGCGGCGTTCCTCGCGCAGTTCCTCGTACTCGCCCGGCGAAAGCAGGCGGTGGAGCGAGGTGGTGCCGTTCTTGAGAGCTTGCTGGATGCCGAGCTGGTAATCCTTTTCGCTCACTTCCGGCATGCGCGGCCACGTCCAGGCGAGATGTTCCCACCAGTACTCGGGGAGGGTGGTGGCGATGAGGCCCATGGCCACGGCGCGGGCGATGGCCAGGCGCGCGGCCCAGTCGCAGACTTCGCGCTCGAGGTTCTTTTGCAGCTCCTGGAAGGAGAGCTCGGCGATTTTCTGCTCGCCGCGGAAGCCGGTGTAGGAGTTTTGGACGCGCAACGTGGAATATACGCGGGTGAGGCCGCGGGTGGCGCCCTGGACGCCCTGCAGGTATTCCGCGAACGCCGGGAAGTTGGCGTTGGGGCGTTTGGTGTCGAAGAGCTCGATCCTTTTGCCGGGCGGGGTTTCGTCGAGTTTGGCGCCGATGGTCTTGAGGTTGTTCAGCGTGTACTCGCGGGTTTCGGCCTCGCCGCCATCCTGGCCGGGATTGCCGAAGGCGCCGTTATCGCCGCCGTCGCCGGGGTCGGTTTCGGTGGAGAGGATTTGCCCGACCATCTGCGCGTTGAGCTTGGCGGCCTGGGTTTCGGAGCTGCGTGCTTCGTGAAGATCCACCAAGGTCGCGAGCGCGCTGGTGGCAGGCGGGATGGAGCGGCCCTGGTTGAAGCGGCGCATGTCGCCGAGCGCCACCCAATTGGGCACGGTCTCGTCGTCGAAGGGGTCGAACTTAAGGGTGATGAAGCCGGCGGCGGGGTCGAAGCATTTACGGCCGCGCTGCGAGGTGGAGACGAACGCGCCGCAAAAGATACCCGCCTCGTTGTAGACGAAGCCCTCGCGCTGAGTGTAGGTTTTGGGGAAGCGCTTGGCGAACTCGTCGGGCGGGACGTTGGCGATTTCGTCGCCCTCGAAGCCACGGATGCGGCCGGTGCCGGCGCCGCCGGTAAGAATGCCGTCGTCGAATACGAGGATCAGGTTGCCGTTGGTGGAGAGGGCCGTGAGCACGCCCTTGAGGAGTTTGTTGAAGTGCAGGCCGTAGGTGAACTCCGCATGGCGCGCCCAGCGGCGGTTAAAAAAGCGCATGACCTCGTCGGCGGCGGCGCGGTTATCCTTAAAGTTGGCGTGGAGCTTGCCGCCAACGGTGCCCACCGTGTTGACGCGCACCTGTTGATCCTGCGACACCGCCTCGGGCGAGTTGCGCAGCATGTCGCGGTGGAGGTTGATGATGCGCAGGCGGTCATGGGTGGAGGTTTGGCGATCTTCGCCTGCACGTTCGATATAGGCCGGGCGGCGTTGCCGGGCGAACGCCTCCTTGACGATATCGAAGCCTTTGGAGAAGGTGGCGAGGAGTTTCATTGGCAATACTCCGCGTATCGGGATTGGATTTGGCCGAGCGAGGGCTTGAGCATGCGGCGCAGGCGCCGGAGCTCGCGGTCGATGATGGCGATCTGGTCGCGCACCTGCGCAGGCGTGAGGTTGGAGTAGGATTCGGCCGAGCCGCCGAAGCTGGAGGAGGCCGATTGCACGCGGAGGGAGGCGGAATCCAGGATGAGCTGGCTCCGCCGGGCTTCCAGCGTCTCGATTTGCGACTCGATGGCTTTTTTGGTCATGACACCGGTATTATAGCATATCGTCAAGCATAAAAATCGCAGGGTAGCGATTTTGGTGGTAGATCTACTACTTTTCGCGCTTCGGGCGGGCGCGGAGACCGGCGGGCCGGGCGCCCGGCGGCGGTCAGGCGGGGGGACGCGCGACGATTTCGACGAGGCGGGTGGCCTTGGCACCACACTCGGGACAGCATAAATAGACGATCCGGAAGCGGCCCTCGGCCTGGACGCGCGAGCGGAGGCAGCGGAAGAATACGCGGCGATGGCATTTATTGCACGTATCGGCGTAGACGGTGGGCAGGTGTTGCGGTTTAGCCGTGGTAGACATAGCGGATCTTCTTGCGTTTGGAGAGGTTGGAGATGGATTCGGCCGAGATGGTGGCGGAAAGGGGATCGAAGAAGTTGCGGATGGCGCCGTAGACGAGCAGGCCCGCGTGGGTATCGCCGTAGTGGTTGGGGCGGGCCGCGTCTTTCTTCCAGTGCCAGACGGTGCCCAATTGCGGCGTGGAGGATTTGCCTACAAGTTCCTCGTTGCAGACCTCTTGGGCGAATTTGAAATGGGTATAGGGGGAATCTCCCCAAAACGAGGAGCTCGACGGCATCAGCGGCTGCGCGAAGAAGGAGGTCTGCGACACCTCCTTCCAGTAGTCGGAATTGAACGCCAGGAATACGCCGTTGGGGGTTTCCCACAGGTGGCACTCTTCGCGGGCCTTGAGCCCGGCGGGATTGTCCTTGACCGGCAGCTTCTCGAGTTTGGCGGCCATCTCGTGGTGGCGGCGGGAGTAGGAGCCGCGGCCGGTGGCCGAGAAGCCTTTAGACCAGGCGCAGTACTCGCGCCCGGCGGCGGCGTTGAGCTCGCGGCAGGTGGAGGCGACGGTGTCGGTCATCCAGCCGCCGTCGAAGCAGATGCCCTGCACCGTGGCAACGGTGCCGTCGGCGGCGGTGAATTGCGCGGCGAGGATGGTACGCGCCACGGTGCGGATGGCATCGGCCAGGTAGACGGGGCGGGCCGACTCGGGGAGCGAATCGGGGAAGAGCGGCACGCCCTCGCGCGGGTATTGGCCGTAGGCAAGCACGGCGAGCTTGCGGCCCGGGCCGAAGGCGCCCACTTCCCAGCGCAGGCCGGCGCGGGAGTTGACGTCGACAAAGGCGAGGATGCCGCGGGTGCAGACGGCGGGTATGACACCCTGGGGGCAGGAATTGAAGCGTGAGGAGACGAGCTGGGGGGTGATGTGGTAGACGTTTTGCGAGCGTGAGGGGCGCATCTGCATTTCGCTCGCAAACTTGAGCGGCTTCATCGTGTGGAGGAGCCATAGTGCGTGCTGGTAAGCACTGACTTCGATGGCGGGGTCGAAGTCGGCCGAGTCCATCATTTCGGCGCCGCGTTCGATTTCGGCCTGATGCTCGAGGTAGAATTGCTGCGCGTCGCGCTTGAGCGTGAGCTTGCGCGCCAGGTCGTCGGGCGGGCAGGCGTCGGCCTTTTCGAGCATGGCGATGTAGGCCGCCTTGAGCGACTCGTCGCCCCAGGCGACGACGAAGCGCTCGGTTTCGGCTTCCCACTCGGGGTGCAGCGCCGGATCCGCGAAGCGCTCGGAGACGTCGTCGGGCTCGATGGGGGTGGAGGCCATGACGGCGCTGATGCGCGCATCGGTTTCGCCCGAGCCCAAGACGGCGCCGGTGATGTTGAGCTCGATCTTTTCGATGGTGGCGGGGTTTTTGGCGTCCTCGTCGGTTTGGGGGTCGTCGATGAAGAAAAAGTCGGGGCGGCGCGAGTCGATGTTGATGCCGCGCAGCGCCTGATCGGCGCCGCGGTAGGCGATGATGGCGCCGGTGTGGGGCATGCCGGCGATGGTGGGGAGTTTGAAGTAGCAGAATTTGACGATATCCTGCTTCATGTAGGTGGGGATGCCGCGGTAGGTTTGCGAGCGCATGCGCTGGGGCGCGAGCTCCACGTCGTGCATGGGGATGGCGAACTCGGGAAAGTCGGCGGAAATGCGCGGGGAGAGATAGATGCGCTTCCAGATTTCTTCGACCACGACGTAGGCCATGCCCTTGACCTTCTCGACCACCACCAGGAAGCGCTTGTGGCCGTAGAGCGCCGCCCAGATGACGGCGATTTTGACCCAGGTGGACTTGCCCTTGCCGCGAGGCCAGCGAACGTGCTTGAGGCCGCCGTGGAGGATTTTATCCTCGAGCGCCTTGACGAAGCGCACCATGCGCGGCGAGGGCGGGCGCTTGAGGAGTGGCGCCATGCCGGCGTAGGACTCCATACCGTAGGCGAGGCCGAATTTGAGCAGATCCAGGCGGCAGGCGGCGCGCAGGCGGCGATGGCGCGGCGGCGGGAGCTCGGGCAGCTCCCGGCCGCGGGCGCGGTGGAGGCGCTGACGCTCGGCATCGCTCATCGCCTTGGGCGCCTGGGTGACGGACGCCCAGCTCTTGCCGGCCATCAGCTGGTCGCTGACCTCGCGCGCCTTGGCCTCGGCCTCGGCGCGCTTGCGCTTGGCCTCCGCCTGGGCCTCGGCGGCGCGCTTGAGGCGCCGGGCCGTGCGCGCCTTGAGGAAGGCCTGCTGTTCCGTGCCGTCGAGCGGATGCCCGATGGTCGCCTCGATCGCCGCCTTGCCGATACCCTGCATGGCTAGAGCTTGGATTGTTTCAAGGGCGGTCATCGGTGTGTGCTGGATCCTTGGGGTTTGCGGGTGGTGAGGCTTGAGAATTTATGCCGCCATCAGATATTCTGGCACGATCCTTGCGGGGGGGGGGGGTAGATATAGCAGCCGCTTCGGCGTAGCGCCGGCGGATGACGTCGCAATAGCGAGGATCGAGCTCGATGCAGATGGCGGTGCGGCCGAGGCGTTCGCAGGCGAGGAGGGTGGTGCCGCTGCCGACGAAGGGGTCGAGCACGATGTCTCCGGGCTTGGTGGAGTTGGCGATCAAGTACTGGAAGAGCGCCACCGGCTTCATGGTGGGATGGTCGGGCGAGGATACGGGTTTGACAAAATCGAGCACCGTGGTTTGGCGACGGTCGGAATACCAAGAGTGGGGAGCGCCGTCTTTCCAACCGTAGAGGCAGGGCTCGTGGCGG